TAGTAATTTTCAGAAGAGAATAATTTGTCCATTGTTCCAGCCAACCTTGCAGGTTTTGCTAACAATGCTCTACCTAAATGGTTTTGTTCTGTCATTCCTGACATCCACTCCATTTCTTTGGTAATAAGTTTATTTCCTAATGTAGCCATAATTGTTTATAGATTAATTTTAATTAATATTAGTCAAGTAAATCTGCTAAAGATTTCTTTGGTTGTTGTGAACTTCCTTTTGACCCTTTTATAATAACTTGGTTATTTTGTATTTCTTCTTTAATTCCTTTTGAGAATTTTGTAATTTCTTTATTAGTAATACTTGAAAAATCAAATTTATCTTTTACAAGTTTAGCTAATAATATTGTTTGTTCTTTGTCTCCAAATATACTAAACAATTCTTGTTGAAATTTAGTTACTGTTCTACCATCTTGCAATTTTATATTTGCATCTGATATATAAGAAGGTAACACTTCTTTATCTTGCCTATTTAATACTAATCCTTTAATATCATTTAAAGAACTTATTTGCACAGTTATATCTTTTTTATAAGTTTTTTGTGCTTCTTTTTCAACTTCTTTTCTTTTTTCGGCTTGTTTAACAGTTTCTTGAATATCACTATCTTGTTTAGCTATTTTCTTTTCAAATGCTTTTTTAGAAATTCCTGCTAATTTACCACTCTCTTTTAAGAACTCAATTTGAGTATCTATATATTCTTGGTCATAACCTTGGTCTTTTAAATCTAAAGATATTGCTAAAACTTGATTTGATTCAACTTCCATATCAGTATCTTTATTAATACCTGATACTGTTTGAGTTGTCATTTTAGAAAGTAATTCAGTAAAATCTCCTCCTTTAGCAGAATATTTAATCAATTCTTTTAAAGCATCTGGAAGGTCTTTAATAGTTTCTTCTACACCAGCAATAATAGAAGCATCCCAATTATCTTCTAAAATCTCATCAGCTAAATCATCTGTTAATTCAGTACCTTCTTCAAGTTCATAATCTACAAGACCTTTTTCTTTTAAGAACTCTAAAGTATCTTTACTTTTTACTTTGACTGTTTTATCATCAGTTGTAGTAGCTGGTACTTCTTCTTCTGGAGTATTTTCTCCAGCAAAATCAAAGACATAATCTTCTTTAGCTGCTGGTGTTTCTTGTTTTTCAGGAACTTCTTTTGATTCTGTAATTGTTACAACATCATCTTTTAATGCTGCTTCTACTACTGTTTCAGGTACAACTGCTGTATTTTCAAAAAAAGCAGTTTCTCCTGTTTCCCATTCAGCAAACTGATTGTTTGCAATTTTTTCGTTGTTTTGTGTTTCTTTACTCATAACGGTACAAATTTAATATTATTTATTTATATTAATCAAATAAAAAATGAACTTTTATTATTTGATGTGTAATAGCCATTTCTTACTTTTAGCTATTTTTTAGGACTTGTTTTTTTAGGTAAATTATTATTCATATTTATTTTTGACCTTTCTATACTATTTTTTTCTTTATCATTTTCTATAGTATGGTCTAACTTTCTATTCTCTAATTGAGTTTTTTCCATTTGGATTTGAACAGCATTAGCGTTTTTCATCACTTCAATAATATCTAATTGTCCATCATTATCAACATCTTTGTTTTCATTGAATCCCATAGACATCATAGCTTGTGCTTGAACAACAGTTTTTCTTCTTTCTTCTTCTTTAAGAATAATATTATCTTTTTCATTTGCCCAAACTTCTTTTTCATGCTCTCTTGCTTTATCAGCTTGTTCAGAATCAAATTCTCTTTGTTTTTGAGCATTAGTATCTTCTCTTTCATGTCTTGCTTTTTCAGCAGCTTTAAGAGCTTCTTCTGCTTCTTGAGTACCTTTTTGTTTAACAACAGCTAAAACATCAGATAATTCAATAGTTTGATTTTGCATTGCAGCATGAGCAAGATTTCTAACTAATTCTTGAGATTCTTGTGCTTCTCCACTATCTTCAATAAATAAACCTAAAGTAGAATTATCAAGTAAATTAACATCTATATCAAGTATTCTTCTTGACATATCATCAAGTACATAATTTAATACTTCTAATTTAGAATTAGTGTATGCTATTTTAGCCACAGTTAATAAAGAATTTAAAACATTCTTTTTAACAGAAGCATGTAAATCAAAATAAGGTTCTAATATATGTGAAGTTTGAATTAAATTTTGTTGATTATTCCCAACTGATTGACTTGCAGAAGTTTGTCCTAATACAGGGTCAGTAACACCAACAGATTTACCACATCTATTATCTATTGCCATAGCTAAATTGATATAATTATTTATATCAGAAGCTAATGATAAATCTATAGTTTTAGCAATAGTATTTACATCTTGTTGTGTCATTCCTTCTTCATCAGGATTATACCACATAAAAGGTGTACTTTCAAAAAAGTATTGCCATTTTTCAACATCAATACCAGCACTTTCAGGTATAGCATTAATATTCATTAATACTTTTTTACCTTTGTCAGATGCCATAAGTAATTCTATTCTATACCATATAATATCATAATAATATTGGTCCACTCTCATTCTATCCATAGGACAAGTAGGTTGAGAGTTTGTATTATCATATATTACGCCATGATATGAAAGTTTACATTCATAAATAGTATCTACATCTTTAGTTTGTCCAGGAACAGGTTGCATATTTTTATATATGTCTGCTCCTATTTTATATCCTTCATAAGTTTCAGGAATCCATTCCCACTCAATTTTTACATCACCATTTTCTCTATTTAATTTATATTGTTCATCAACAAGAAATCTTGTTTGTAAATTACCATCTTTATCAATATAATCTAACCAACCAACTTTTCTTAATCCTTTAAATTGAACATGAATTACTTTTACAGTATGATGATTTATATCTACATGAGAATTACTGAAATCATGTAAGTTCTCTCTTAAATAAGTTTCATTATAGTTATGATGATTTTTATATACATCATCAATTTCTTTATCAGTTAATTTAAAAGTTTTAACTACATCAGAAGGAGACATTCTCCATTCTGCTACTGCCCATTCTCCATTTTCAATATAATCTAAATCAGGAGATTTATCACAATTGAATCTTATAGGATTAACTACTTTTAATACAGGTTTATTATTTACAATACCTACCCAATACACTTCATAAGCTGTAAGTAAACCATATTTCCAACCATTATTAAATTTTCTTTTAATATCTTGCTCTTTCATCAAGTATTCCATTATCTGATGTCCTTGAACTTCTGATGGGTCTTGATGGTCTCTTTCCATATATCTCTTAACTTCTGGTGGAGTTTGAGCTTGTATAGCTTGAGCAATTTGGTCTTGTATATCTTTTTTTTCTTGAGGAGTTAATTCTCGCCCTTTTGTTTGTTCTTGATATTGTAATTCAACTTGTTGTTTGATTGGCAACATTATTTGTTCAATTACATAATCTCTAATTCTTTTACTTTGTTCTTCTTCTCTTCTTGTTGTAGCTTCTACATTTGTAGCTAATACTTTATAACCAAAAGGTCTTTTCATCTCCATACCTAATAGAGTTTTAATTCTATAAGAACTAATATCTCTATTAACCATATTTGCGGGTAATTCTCCTACTTTTGCTCCAAAGGGAGTACATACATAAGCAAAATCAGCCAAGTCAATAATATTATTATATAAATCACAATTGACTTTCATTCTTTTGTATTCAGAAATACCACCATAAATAGAAGCAGTATTATTAGCTTCCTTGTCATAACTGTCTATCTTTTCTTTATACCATTGAAAATCATTAGCTTCTTTCTCTTTACGAGTAAGTCTATGAGTATCAAAATTTGTATTTAATTCAGCCATTTTTTATATTTAATATTGTTAATTAAATTATTGCAAAAGTAACATTTTTAATTTAATCTTTTATAAAATGCGCTACTATTTTTATTATACATATTACCCATCATTGATACAAGTTTTTTTGCATTCTTATTTGGTGTAGCTTTTTCATCATATTCTTTACCTAATAAAGATTCTTGTTCTTGAAACATAACTTGCATCAATGCCATAACTCTATCGAAGTTTCCTTTTCTATTATATGCAATCAATTCTTCTAATAAACCAATTGAATCAATTTGGTCTATAGTAGTTTGTGGTTTACCATCTTCATCAAAATCTTGAACATCATTTAACCAATCTTTGATATATTTTTCTCCTGCATCTTTCAATTGTTCATTCATGTGGCAACCATATACCCTTGCTACTCTACTATTTTTAACATTTTTAGATATTACAGCATCAGGTTGTAATGCTAAATAGTGTAACCATTTTCTTCTTCTAAAGTAATCTTTTACATGAGTAACCTCATTTTCATACATTACTTGAGTATTATAAAGTTCAGCAAACAATTTAGCAATATGATTTACATCATCTGCACTTTCTGGTCTTCCTATATATTCAGCAACTATTTTTCTTCTTGTAAATGAACCTTTTATAATAGTTTTATATACAATTATTGCTGCTAACGAAGTACCTTTATCTTGCCTATAAGGGTCATAACCTATTTTATATGCTCCTGGAACAGGAACTTCTGATGGATATTCATATATAATTGGACAACCTTCTAATGAAATATTATCAGGTTTCATCTTATATACAGGATTAGCACTACCATCTAAAATAGGTTCTGCTACCACTTTACTTTTACCAGCATCAAAAAATAGATTAACAGGTGTGCCTTTTATCAAATGTAAATTCTTACTTCTAACAATTTCTAATCTTCTTTTCAATTCAATGATAGGAAAATTATTTGTTGATACCATACCAAATGCTTCAAAAGGACCAAGAGGTTTTTCTTGCATTCTCTTTTGCATAGCAGCATTAGTTGCTCCATTATCAACACGAAATTTTCTTGTAGCTAATTCAGATGAAATAGCTGATGCTTTATTTGAATTTCCTTGTTCATCATAGTGTCCTGGCATATTCCAAGATATAGGATGAAAGAAACCACACTTCATATCTTCACTATCTTTATCCCAAACATTTTGAAAAGGAAGTAATCCAAATGCTAAAGGACTGCTATGCATTTCAGCATAATCTGCTGTACCACCAGTCATATCTCCAGATGTACCAAATATTGTAATAAGACCAGTTTTAATATCACCATCCATTACACAATCTTCTGATGCAACATAACTATCTTTTAATAAACCAGGAGTACCAAAAGAACCAGCTTCTTCAAATATTAAGTCATAAGCATCTTTTCCCCTTGCGGAATCAGGATTATCTTTAAAAGTTAAAGACATTATTTCTGACATAAATCCTTTTTCAATAGGTACACCTGCTTTTATTTCTAAAGTAGATGCTCTAATATGTCCTTTACTTATCTGATTAATAACATCTCTTGGATATACCCAAGGAGTATGTTGAGAAATAAAGTTGAGGTAGTTATTTGCCATAGTAAATATACCTTTTGGGTACAAATACTTTTTATCTTCTGCACCAAATATAGTAAGTTTATTAGGTTTTGTAAGATAATTATTTACTCCAATAGAAGCATTCTTAAATGAATAACCTTTTCTTCGAGATTTACCTACTATAAGATTATATCCACCATAAAGATAATTTGGTTCAATTTTAACATCAAGATGTAGAGAATCAAACACTTCTTTCATTTTAAGTGCTTGTTCTAAATCAGGTAAACTGTATATTTCATCTGCTTCTTCTGGTAAAATTAAACCTGAATCTAATATACCATTTCTTGCAATTTCTCTACACCAATAATAATTATAATCTCCATCCCAAAAGTCAGGAAAATCTAATTCTTTTTTACCTTTTTTTGCTCTTTTATTTTTAATTAAACCATTATCATCTTCTTCTGTTTTCATAATAGGACAGAAGTTTAAATAAAAATAATGGTCTCCTGTAATCCTTACTCCTCCAACAGAATAACCATTTAAACATCTTCTTCTTTGTTCTGTCCAATATTTTAACCAATCAGGTGAATTAGCTGGTGATGAACAGTACATATTATACTTCTTGAAATTCAGAGCTTCTTCTCTAAATACTTGAGAGTTAATCCAAATACCATCTGGATTTCTAATACCATCTAATTTACCATCATCATAAATATCCATACATTATAAACTGTTTGGGTCTGCAAATGGACTTACCACCTTTTGACCTCGATTTTTTACTTCTTCAAATATTTCTGTATTTACTTTATCTTTCAAAGTATTAAGATTTTCTAATACTTTAGAAGTATCAATTAAAGTTGAAGTTATTTCTTTAGGTTTATACAAAGGTAAACCTGTTTTCAAGTTTACAAGTTTCATATCAAATGTATTGAAAAAATCTTGTATTTTTTCAGCAGCAATTTTAGCTGACATATAATAATTATAAGTAACAGATGCTTCTTTTTGAAACTGAATCATTTTCTCAATTGCAAGTTTAATCAAATCATCTTCTATCCAGTCTGGTCTTGTAATAATATCAGCAATAACTTTTTCTCTTCTGACATTTTCAGCATAACCAGCATAAGGATTTGATTTTTTAGCTGATGTAACAAATTCTATATAAGCAAAATCTTCTATAGCTAATTGTTTTCCAGGTAAATCATCTCTATCCCATATCTCTGAAAAAGGAAATATCAAAAGAGTTTCAACATTTGGTCTTACAATTTTATTTTCTACTGTAAATAATAAACTCATATTATTTGATTTTAAATATTGCTAAACTTCTATTTAACCAACCTTTGATAAATTTATTCATTTTAATATTAGCTCTTACTATATTATTGTAAGTAGTATTTCTTTTATTGAACAAACATTCTTCTGTTACATATTGCATTTTTTCTCTTGTAACAGGACCAATAACTCCATCTTGAGGAACTCCCGCACAAGATTGCATAATTTTAATTGCTCTCATATTACCCATATTATAAGCAGTATCAAAGTACATAAGCCTTGCTTCTAAAGGAAGTATGAAAGCATTGATAGCTCTGTAATATTTTGTATAAGCAATAGCCGCTGCTTTTTCATAAGTGGTATCTTTAAAATCATCAAAATTTTTAAATAAACCAAAATTAGAATTATAAGCAATTCCCCATAATGTCCAACCACCAGTATCACCAGCAATATTGTGAAGATTACCTCCAGCTTTAGGATTAGATACTCCTTCCCAAACTAATGTTCTATTGAATATAAATTCTTTAAAATATTCAAATTCTTTTTCTATTGTTGGATTAGCTTTTGCTAATCTTACATAATCATTTACTGATACTTTTGCTCCCATTATTCTCTTAATTTTATACCATTTATAAATAATTCATCTTGTGAACCATCTTTATACACAACTGTTATTATTTTACTAAATTCTTGATTTTCTATTATATGGTTAGGTATGTTGCCTGTTTTAAATACTACATTTAACATTCTTTTTTTATCATCATATTCACAGTTAGTACACCCACAACCAGGAACTATTAAAGTTATTTCTTTTATATACGGGGTAGCAACAAAAGATAATGGTAATATTTTATTTTGTCTAATGTTACCAACCTCGATTACTTTATTAATCCAATTTTCCATAATTATTTTGTTTAAATTTTAACCATTCTTTTTTATTCATCATATTTGGATAGCAAGGTTTACCACATTGTTTGTCAGCCATTTGTAAAGCAGTAGTATCACAACCACATAATTTACAACTTCCTTTCTCATAGCATTCAATATCCATTACACTTATTCTCCAAACAATTTGTTCAAAGATATGCTTCCTAATTAACCATTTAAAGTGTTTGCTATAATACAAATTGTATCTATAGTAACCCTGAAAGTATGCAAATATATCACTAAATTTTTTCTTCTGTACCATCTTGTAAAAAATTTTCAATTAAAGTCTTTTTTTCAAAGTATGTTTTTGCATCAAGTTTTAATTCTTTAAATTGAACTGTTAATCTTCTTAAAATAGCTTCTGCTCTTTTAGGATAAACTAAAAATGTACCAAAATATTTAAGTCTAATAGTAGGAAACTTTCCACTTTCTATTTCTTTTTTAGCATATAAATATTGAGTTCCACAACATTCTTTCATTTGTTCAAATGTCAATCCTGGAAAAGATTCTTTATTCTTTTCATAAAATTCAATCATTAATTCTTGACTTTCAATCTTCATTGTTATTTAAAATTAAATTGTAACCAATCAGTATTATGAATACCGTCTTCTATTTTTGCTGGTATTAATCTATGATATATTGCTTTAAAATTTCTTTTAAAGTTATATGCTATTTCTGAATTATAGATAGAATTATTTAATTTATTAAATATTTCTTCTAATAATAATTCAATATCACAATCTAAATCGAAATCTTGTTTTAGTTTTAAATCATTATCACCATGTGTAAACTTATAAACTAAATCCTTTATAATTACTACATCATCTATAGTTACATCAAAAAAGAATCTATTATAATTTTGAATACCTTCATAATCATCTTCAAAAGATTTTCTAACAGGATTATTTTTAGGCATTCCTCTTGTTAGTTTTTTTGTTCTAAATACATTATTACAAACTAATTTGAAAGTCAATGTTTCTTTTCTAAAGATTTCAAATTCTATTTTATCACCTGTTATTATAAACTGACAATTAGGATTCATAATTTCTTGGTCATCCAATTTCAGTAATCCTTCTACTGAAAAATATCTTAAATCATCTATCATTGTTTCTTAATTTTAAATTGATAAAATTGCTCTTCATTTTCACAAACTAATATTTTAGCTATTTCTAAAACATTATCAATGTTATAATAAATTGCTCCTTTTTGTTCAAGAGATTTAATGTAGTTGCTCATACCAGCAGAAGAAATAGGTGGGGATTGTTGTGATGCCACTAATTTTCTGGCAGCACCATTGAATCTATTTACTTCCACTAAATCTCCACTTAAAGACATAAATCCTGCAAGTACCTTAATTTCCATATTACTTAATGGTGCTGGTATAAGTGAATTTATTATCTTCAAATGCATTTCATAATACTTTTCTTTTTCAAGTATCATTGTTTTTTGAATTATTCTCATATAATTTAATTTAAAATTTTCCTAATGAAACAGCTTCTCCTGTTATTTTGTTTAAAGAATAATCTCCTTCTTGTATATATTTTCTTCTCGCATTGTTTGCAAACTCTTCCATTTTATCTTCATCAGGAGCTACTTTATGTTCATTTATATATTCATCTCTTTGTTGATATATAAAATTTCTCCTCAATGTTTTTCCAGAAAGAATTATATAATCTGGAGCAGGAAGGTCTTCTTTCATAAAGGTAGTAGGTAATTTCCCTTTAAATGATTCTAAATTAATCTCATCTTGTTGAGTAATAATTTCTTTTTGTTGGTTTAATGTTTCTTTACTCATCTTTTTTAGTTTTTAAAAGTGATTCTTTTTCTTTTACTTTATTAACAAAATCAGTAACATAATTTACTAAATACTCCATAAAATATGCTTCTGCTTCATCATTATTTGTTTTAGGTTTAAAACCTATTTTCTCAAATAACATATTTTTAGCATGGACACATTCATGTGTAATAATACCAGCAGTAATAGGATTATTTTTATCTGTTGGGTCTAAAACTATTGTTATACATTTAAGTCTTCTTGGTCCA